AGAACGATACTTAAATAAAACAATAAATTCGGAGAATCAAATGAGGCATGAAGTCCTTCATAAACCAAGGGGTGTAGAGTTTCTACGCTCAGACACCAGCCACGTAAGGTATGGAAAGAAGATAATTGGTCTACCAAATTACCCAGTAATGGTGCTTACCAATTCAGAACGAGGTGATAGTAACTGCCAGAGAAAATGGTGGTATGGGAATGGTGTCGGAATAAATAGCGACCGCACTACCGATGCCCTTAGATTTGGAAGTGAGGTACACGAGATACTTGAGCTTATATACCTGTATTACCATAAGCACCAAAAAGAAATACAACCGCGCTACGTTGATTCATTTCTTGAGGCTTCCTTCAAAAAGTGGGACAATTCTTACTTTTGCGGAGATGAAGAAAGCTACGGACTAAGCACTGACCAAGTTGAAACTGAAAAAACAAGATTAAGAAGAGCAATTTACGGATATATTAGAAAGTACAATAAGGAACTTTCTAATATGAAAGTTGTTGGTGTTGAAACACCTATAGCAGCCCCCATACTTGATCCATACACTAAAAAGGTTTTCCAAAGTACGGTTCCCGTTATCTGGGATGAAAGCATTAACGCCTACAGGATAGCGGTGCACACGGACAATAAAAAGCTAATCGTTAAAAGAAGGCTCAAGTGGTACCAAATATGCAAGCTTGATGCGATAGCTGAAGTAGACGGAAAACTTTGGGTTGTTGAACACAAAACAACTAAAACTCCTAAAACATTTTCTGACAAGCTATATCTTGATACACAGCTACCTGGATATGTTAGAGCGTTGCGTTCCGTAAGCGATGCGGGATTGCTGGGTGCAGAAAAATTGGATGTGGGTGGATACATCTATGATGTGATTTCATCACAAATGCAAAACGAGCCGAGAATCCTTGCCTCTGGAAAGATTTCATTAGCTAAAAATCAGAGGATTCCATCTTGGATCTTTAAAAAGAAGATTAAAGAACACGGGTTTGAGATGTCAGACCCTAAAATTCTTGAATTTTACCTTTCACTTGTTGATAACATTGATCCTTACCTCTATATGCGAGAATGGGGGTACGTTACCCGACACGATACAAATATGTATGGGATAGAGTTGTTTAGTGTCGCAAAACAATTGGCTGAAAACAGAAAGAACCAGATTAATTTGAGGACTATCTATGATGTGGCCTTGAATTTCCCAAGAACCCCAATCTGTAGGAAGCCTGGGGGTTTTTGCGCTTACACGCAAATCTGCTCTGCAGACACAATGGATTTTGAGAAGCAGACAATAAACCACAGGGTGTCTTGGCACCCAAAAAATAAAGGAGCGAAATAGTGTCTATTTTAGATGAAATGTTCAAGGCTGGCGAATGCCAGGATTTGCAAGCAAAAATATTAATTTATGGTGACTCTGGATCAGGAAAAACATACGGATGCTCAAGATCAAACAATACAATTGTTCTTCTCTGTGAAAAGAACGGTATGGTGAGCGTCCGTCACAGCAATTCCAATGCTCTAGTTGTTGGATGCACCAACATCTCTGAAGTTAGAGCATTCATGCATGAAGCTATGAATGGTGGCCTTAAGAAGCATGGTGTTGAAACCATTGTAATTGATGGTCTGACTGAAATCCAGAGAATGATAAAGGACGAGATTATTGGCTCTGGAAAACAGATGAAGCTTCAAGACTGGGGTCTTCTCGCCGACAAGATGCGAAAACTTTTACGCACTATCAGAAATCTTCCATTCAATGTCATCTGCACTGCTCTTGCCGAATATACCTATAACGAAGATCAGGTTCGATATACGAACCCTCAGTTTGAAGGAAAGAAGACGGCAGCAGAAGTAATGCAGTACTTTAGCGCTGTAGGGGTGGCTTACAAAAAAGTAAATAAAGAGAAGGACACAGTTGAATACCGCGTGCTTTTTAGCGGACCGGCAACAGTGATGTGCAAGAGTGCAGGCTCGTTAGAGAATACAGAGCCTGGTGAGGCAGCAGTATGGCTTAGAAAGCTATCTCTAAAATCACAAACAACAAACAATGGCTCTAATGGTGTAAAGAGGCAGCAGCAGAGGCGTTAGAGGTGAACTGGCCTTGATTATTAGTCTTATTAATGATAAATTTCAATTGTGAATTAACACACAATAACGGAGAAAATAACCCATGTCTTTTATGGTCGACCCAAGTCAATTAGAAGAATCGTCTGGAACTGAATTTGAGAGAGAACAATATGCTCTCGAAGGAAAAAAAGTCCTACAATGTGTAGGGACATATAAAGCTACTGCCTCAACTGGCACACCTTATTATCGGTGCAAATTCGTTGTTCTCAATGACCTTGAGGACCAAGGTGATGAAGGAAATGTTGTGTGGAAGAATTTCTTCCTGAGCGATAAAGCTGTCAGGTTTCTCTTGTACTTCACAAGAGCAATGGGGCATCGATCACCTTTTGATGCAGCACAAGAGGCCGTTTTTGATGCAATCGCTAAAAGCCGCCCATTTATTGGGGAGCTTGTTGGTGATGGGGATTACGGTCCAGACATCTCAAGATTCAACAGGGCAAGCATCTCTGATCTTCCAGAGGAAATGGATAAACTCATTGAGAAATCTTCGGCAAAATTTGAAGATTGGGTTCAGTGGAAGAAGAGTGGAGGATCGTCAAACAACGGTCAGTCAAAAACATACAAGCATGAAGACAAGTATGGAGACATTCCTTTCTAAACAAAATTAAAATAAAATGAGTGGCCCCAGCGAATATTTGGGGCCACTCATAATTCGGAGAAAGAAAATGATAGCAACAGTAATTAAGCCAGAATTTTGGTCTTATAATCTTAGTTTAGCACACTCTGGACTTCTTCTCTATCTAATGTCTAAGATGGATAAGGACGGGATAGCCTGTATTGACATTACAGCAGATGAGGCAGCTAAGTTAAATTTAAACACAGACAGATTTGTAAGAGGAGCAAGACAATTAGAGTCTCTTGGGTTCGTCGCAATATATTCTGTGAACGGCAAGACTTATGCATGGACACCAATCGTATCGCGGACACAACCAACAAAAGGCAACTTAAAACGTGAACGGAATAGCACACTGCCACCCCCATCTGCAGAAAAAGTGATTGGACTTGTAAAGTCTCTATACAATATAGAATCAATAAAAGAAGCCAAAAGAATTTGCCCTAGAGCCTGGGGAATAAAAAGAAATCCCTCAACGATACCAACAGAGGAAATCAGAAGTGTATTTGAAGAGTGGCAGAAACGGCAATCAAGACCAGGAGGTTGCCTATTTAATAGGCCCGCTCAGGACAGTATCAAAAGTCCCTTAAAGGCTGGCTTCACTTCCCTCCAATTGCGTTCTCTTATTGAATTTGCTTACGAAGCGGATCATCCAGCAGCAAGATTTTGGAGGGGTGATAATGATAGAAACAGAAAGTATCTGGGTATAGAAAATCTATTCAGAATAAGAATGATGAATGATAGAATTTCTATGCTGGATGAGTATATTGAAGTCAATCATCACAAGCACGATCCAAATGGACCGATCAGTCTTTATCATAAAGAGCGTCCCTTAGAAGCGAAAGGGGGGCCACCTAGCACCTTAACAAGCGCAGAAACTGCAGCGCTAAACACTCAGCAAACCAAGATATTAACACTTCTTGTTGAGAATGGTGATGAAGGGGTGTGGACGCAAGATCTTGCCAGAACAGCACTTAAGTACTCAGCGAGAATATCTGAACTCAGAGGACTTGGGTACTCAATTGTGGTAGCCGAAAGAACAGATCATGGAAACAACAGATACGTTCTAAGATCAAGAAACACGGTAGATGCAAGCACGAAAAAGTTAAGGCTAGTAGAGGGTGGGAAATGAAATGGATAGATCAAATAAACAGTAATGGAGTATGGGAGATAGGCTCCATGCTTCAAATGAGTAAAGCAAAAGGGCAGTCATTGACTCCATGTCCAGCCTGCAATGCAGAGACAAGAGGTTCAGGCGACCGAAGAGGACCAATAGGGGTAAGGGGTGATGATCTTGGATGGAGATGCCTATCATGCGGCATAGCGGGTGATGCTGCGGACTTAGTTTCAGTAAAATTAACGGGTCGAATTCTTTCAAATATAGAACGTGAGGAACGACAAAAAATAAAGGAGTGGGCAATGAATGCTCAAATAATAAAACAGGATGGATTCAATCCGTCGAGGAATGTTAGACCAGCAGTAAGGAAAACTAAAAAACCAGAAAAGACCAAAGGGAAGTTTCAGTTCAGTGTTGGACTAGCCAAAGCATCACATGGGGCTTTGATTAATGCATTGTCGTCAATCAATGATGGTGAACAAAGAACGAGGGAAAATTATTTACAGCGAGAGGTAGCCCAATACCTAAAGCACAGAGGAATAACAGAAGAATCAATACACGAATGGTCTTTGGGTGCATACCTCACCGACAATAAAAAAGAAATCTACCTAACTATTCCTATTTTCAACGCTAAGAAGGAGATAGTAAACATAAGGTTCCGCTCTATTCCTGGTATGTGTCTCTACTGCCAAGGTTCTTCTTGCAACCGATGCAAGAATGGTGAGGTTAAAAAAATATACTATAATTGTGCTGGAGCAACTGCAGCGCTGCATGGTGAGCATCTACTGTCCAAGAATAAGAAAAGCACAGTTCTTATCTGCGAGGGTGAGTTGGATCTGATCTCTTTGTGGCAAATGGGATTCAAGGAAAATATTGTCACAGGGACGGCTGGCGCCGGAACATTTAAAGATGAGTGGTTGGATTCTCTTGAGCCATACAGAGATTTCGTCATTATGTATGATGATGATGACGCGGGAAATGAAGGAGCGGCAAAGCTTGCAAAAAAGCTTGGAAAGTATAGGTGTGGAAGGGTGGATTTGAATCCGCATGAAGATCCCAACGACTGGCTTATGTCGTCTTCACCAGTTGAGGATCTGGCAATTGCCCTTGATAACGCATCCCCAATGATGGATGCTAGACTGAAGCGGGTAGAGTCTTATTCTGGAGAATTAGAAGACTTAATCAGAAATCCGTTGTCCCTTAAAGGTAGAAGCACAGGCAATTATGATATTGATGACGCTATGGGTGGTTGGCGTCCAGGGTTATCTATATTTACTGGGGACACAGCCAGCGGCAAGACAACCCTAACCACGTGGCTAGCCCACGAACAAGCAAAACAGAATGTCGGCGTAATGCTTACCTCTTATGAGCAACGGCCAATCGGGACAGTACAGAAGCTCATGAGATTAGAGTGTGGTGACTTCACAAGGGTCACCCAGTCCGAAAGGGAGGGTGCGTATGCAAGGCTGTCAAACATGCCCTTATATCTTCTTGATCATTATGGGGAAATGGATTTCAGCAAATTACTTGAAGTGATCAAATATGCTGTTAGAAGGTTAGATGTGGAGTGGTTCTTGGTTGATCACCTTGGATTTCTTTTAGATACTAAAGCCAAAGACGAAAGAAGAGACATAGAAGCGAAAATTAGAGAGCTTGCTGTCTTAGCGGTAAATGAGGGCGTAACGATAGTGCTTATCTGTCATCCAAACAACCTATCAGTAGCACATCAGAGACGTGTAAAGCTTACTGACTGCAAGGGTGCATCTGCAATACGACAAGATGCTCATATAGGTGTAGTCGTAGAGAGGGTTGATTATGGTCCAGATAAGCCTATAAAATATCCCGCTACAAGACTCTATTTTGATAAGGTCAGATCGGAGTTTGGCAGACAAGGATCTGAAGTTATCCTATTCTTTGATCTTGACTGGTGTGCTTATGTAGACAATTTTGACGCCACACCAACACACATAGCCAATCAAAATGGACAATTTATATAAAGGTGGATTCAGAGATGATAAATAGAGTACCAGATTTAATTTCAATGCCAACACAAGCCAGAGGAGTGCTTGTAAGGTGTTCACCAAAGAAAGACCCGAAGGGTGGTCCAGGCGCGTTGATATTTACCATTGACGTATCGTTCTCTATTTTAGATAGGGAAGATGCTGCTACAGTTGAGAAGTACTGTAGGGGTGCGCTGCATATGTGGCTTGCAGGCCAAGAGGGAGGAAAAGGTTCTGTAAAAGACCAGTCCGATTATGGGATGGTCAAGGTAACATACACAAATGGGGATACAGATATATGTGCCGGATTTGCTGACATTGTGTTTAGTTCAGTATCAGTAAAAGGTGAGGCAGCCAATCTGCTAATTAGATTCAAGATAAACGGACTGATGGAGAAAGCATGGTCTAACTTAATCTCTATGCTTGACCAAGATTTGGCCATAAGCCTTGAGGGAAGGCAGACAAGCTTTGATTTTAATGGTGACAATGATACCATTGAGACAAATGGATTAAATGGAAATCATACTGAAGTCGTTAAAGTTACACAAATCAGCAATGGTCTATCCGACTCATATGGCATTATATCTTCATTTACAGACACAGACGGTGCAAAACTAATACTGTGCGAGATTGACGGAAGCACAAAAATTATAGAAGAAGAATCCTTTGAAGTAAAATCAACTATGGAACTTGAAATGTCAGAGGATCTTGTGGCGCTTTACATGTCTAAGTGTTCTGCCTCAGGCGTTCCCCCCACATGGGTTGACATCTGTTATGCAGTGGCATCCCTATACAAGAACGGAACGATAACAATAAACAAAAACAATTCCTGGACAATTAGTACTGATATTATTGAAAGGGCAATTGATATTGGTAATGGGAGAAGGGAAATGGAAATAATGGAATGAAATTCACAACAATTAGAGATCTTCAGTTTTATAAGCCAACGCCCGAAAACATGTACGCTCTTGTTACTCTACCTAAAGGAACTGAAGTTATTGTTCTAAACAATAGGCAGACAAGAAGACTTTCGTATTTGGAGCAAGACGCAATAAAGAGAATGAGAAAGCGTGAAAGAAATACGGTGGCGTTTATGTGGGAAGGTCTTCTCAGAACAGCAGTAACAGGAAAAGACTTGATTCAAACTAAAGCAAAAAGTCGCTCATCCTTCTTACAAGGGTTAATAAGTGGAAAAGACTAAATTAATTATACTAAATGGAGCAAAGGACGACCTTGACGCCTCAAATAAAGATTTGCAGGAATCTTTATCAAGTGGATACAGGGTTATATCGTCTCATCCCATAATGTCATCAGGCAAGCCGGCCATAGCAGTAATTGTATCGTATGAGGGCAAAAATAGAATAAATTATATTATTTACCCTTTAGTTGGGATATTTCTTATTAAGCTGGTAGAGGCACTACACTTTATAGCCGTAAATATTTAGGAGAAACAATGTCAGCAGAATACACCAGAATGTCAGTAAACGATCTTATACCCGATCCTGAAAATCCACGTTCACACTCAAAGTATAATGTTGATGCTATTCGAGCATCAATTGAGACTCATGGACAGGTTGAGCCTCTTGTTGTTCAAAAGAGTAGTAAGCAAATCATTGGCGGGAATGCCAGGTTTGGTGTCCTAAAAGAGATCGGATACGAAGATGTGGATGTTGTCTTGCTTGATATTGATGACTCAAAAGCAAGAGCATTGTCTATCAGCCTGAATAGGACTGGAGAATTGGCTACATGGGATGAAGATAACCTCGCGAAAGCTCTTGATAACCTTAAAGGTTTGGAAGACTTCGATTTTGATTCTTTGGGATTTGATCAGATGGAAATAGATCATTATCTGTCATTCGGAATGATGGATGATGAGTTTGAGGCGACAGAGCTTTCAATGGAGCCGCCACCAGAAGACCATCCCTCTGTTCAAGCAAAGAAAGAATTTCTTGAAAAGTCTGGCGGCGTCTTCGTAAATGGATCAGTCAAGGGTGAGAATATGAGTATTATTCCCCACGGTACAGAACCCCAGAAGATGGCAGCATCACATATACGTCAAGTTCAACTTCACTTCACGGTTGATGATGACAAAATTTTCCGTCTTTATTGCAGGAGACTGTGCGATATTTACGAAACAGACAATCTGACTGATACTGTTTTTAAAGCACTAATTAATGAAGCAAACAAACATGGAGTAAGTGATGGCGAAGAGACAGTTTAGCAAAATGAAGGTTTACTCCCAAGTCCCCGCCGACCACATAAAAAAGTGGGAAGGAATACACCCTAAAGAGGAAGACTACGACTTCGTGATTGATGGAAACGCGAAGGTCTACAATTCTAAGAATGTTCCTATCGCGATTGTTTATCGGGGCATTTTTACGGATGAGCAACTGGATGCTTCCTATCCAGCTTTTCGTCTATTTAGAGATGATAGAAATTTCTGGTCCGACAATAGAGGGCAGTATTCTGGACAAATTGAGCGGATCCATAAGGTGAAGAAAGACGGTACGATTTCAAGGCAAGGAAGATGTAAATCTATAGCCTCTGGAATAGCAGGGTACTACGAGTCAATCGGGGGAAGATTTAAGTTTCCAAGAGAAACAAAATATCTTCAGAAGTATCCTGAGCAATGGGAATCACTGATGCCTATATTTAGGGTTTGCGGTTCTTGGATGCAAACAGCGGTCAAGGACCGATATGACATTCAGATGGATGCTGTAAAGAAGACTTCTAAGGATTGGGTTATCCCTGGCACCCCTTTCACTACAATCACCGTAAACAACTGCGTGCCGGCTGCATACCATCAAGATAACCGTGACTTGAAAGAGGGCATGGGATGCATGATGGTTTACAGGCGCGGTGAATATGAAGGGTTTGAGTTGGTTGTGCCTGAATACAGATTTGCGATTAACATGAGACATGGAGATGTCCTGTTCTTTAATCCTTGCATCTGGCATGCAAACATGCTTCCTAAAAACGCTGTGGGTGAGGAAGCAGAGGACTGGGAAAGAATCAGTGTGGTTATGTATTTCAGGAAGAACCTAATGAAGGAACCCCCAAAAGAGGAAGCTTTACAGAGAGTAAAGAAGAGGGAATCTGAAAGGTATATGGGGACAAATGACTGATGAGGCATATTGTAGTTTTCATCATTGGACCCCCAGGTGTAGGGAAAACATCTATCTGCAAAACAGTGCTTAATGAATGGGATAAATCATTAGTTGCAAAACCGAAGTGGACTTTATGTCCACCATACGCTCTCGCCGGACACTATTGTGGTACCATTCATGATGGGGCAGACAACGTAGGGTTTCATGCTGCACTTGAAACCCTAGAGTACTGGAGGGACTTCATAGTGACTGATGATGACTACAAATACACGATTCTTGACGGAAGCAGATTCTCTACAAAAAATGTATACGATTTGATGGAAAAGGATAAAGATCTGCTGTCACTTTGTGTTTATATCAAGGCCAAAGAAGAGGAACTTGAGAAGCGAAGAAAAGACAGGGGAACCACTCAAAATGCCGCATGGGTTAAGGGTTGCGTTACCAAGGCTGATAAATTCTATGGATACTTCCCAGAAGAAAGAAGAATGGAAGTGCAGAATCCACAGAGGAAAGATTCAGAATGGTCATGCGAAATAAAGGACACGGTTGATGAGTGGATAAGGGTAAACCACTCAATAGACGACTAAACAATGAACCTACGACCAGATGAAAACTTAGACTACAGACAGAAAGAAAATAGAGAACGGGCGTTCCTGCTGATGTATGCGGCCATGTTGGAGACTGGCGAATTGCATCAGCAATTTAGGTTAATGCTTAGAGCAATAAGGGAAGATGATTCCTATATGAAAAACTCTAAGGCAAAGCGTGTTGAAATTGAACTCTGGTTGGCCTTCTTATGGGGTGCTTGCTATAACGGAGTAGGTCCATGGACAATTATATCTAAGTTTCCTCTTCCACCAACAGGAAGAGTATCTATGAATAGGTTCAAAGAGTGGTACAACTTGAACTTTTCACGGATTCGCTTTGATACTGATTGTAGGTACCGAAAGTCTAAGATGATTCAGTGTGTTGAGTCTTATGTATCTAAAATCAAGATGCATGGTTCCCAATACAAAATGATCGTAAATACAGCGCGAGGTGAAAAAGATGGCCTGTTTAGCAATCTCTGGGGTTTATCATTATCTATCAAATACTTTGGCCGTCTGGCAGCGTGGAATCACCTTGAAGCGGCGGCGCTTGTGCTTTATGATTACTCTGTTTACTTTGATGCTGATGACTTGATGCTTGAGGATATTACTGGATCTGAAAGCAACAGAAATGGTGTGGCGTGGGTTGCTGGACGCGAGGACTTGTGTACGAAGAAAGGAATAAAGAAAAACGGTGAAGCTATATCAGAGCAAGAACTGGACCTTCTTATTGAGTACTCAAATAACTTATGGTTCAAGTCGCAGGACATCCTTTTTAGGGTCAACGCTAAAAAGACTCTATTTAATTTTGAGACAGCGCTGTGCTGGTTCAAGAAGATGATCAGCAGAACATCGCATTCAAGATACCTTGGATGGGATGGCGACAGAACCTGGAATGAACTCAAGTATCTTGAAAAGGAATGGAAAGACGTTGATGTTCAACCTCTTTGGGAGGCAAGAAAACTTGAGGTCCCAGAAACCCTTCTGTGTGAACATTATCCAAATGATATGGAGATGGGAGAAAGCAAAGAAAGAATGAAGTCCTTTTGTGAAAAAGGAATGATGCCTGAAGTGATGGCGTATCGTGATGGCGTAGTTTGCGTGCTGTCTGATTGGATCAGCGAAGACGAGGACTGTCCAGCCTGTGATTGCTCTCCATGTGATTGCGAATGGGGAAACTAATTAAAGAACCAATTCTGTTGGTAAAACTCTTAATAAAATAGACAGAAATTTTCTATCAATGGTGCTACAGTTTCTGTAAGGGGATGGACGCGAGATGTGTGATAAATCGACATTGCAGGTGGTTGTAGGAAACGCGGCTCTTATGCCGAGACGTGGAAGAGAAGGTGACGCGGGCATCGATCTGTTTTGTGAAGTATTCCATGCTGGTGCAACAAGAGTAAAGGTTCGGGATGGGAAGGCCACCTTTTGTTGCGATGAAGATCCTGCTATGGTGCTTGACCCCGGATCAAGAGTAATGATACCGACAGGGGTTAGTCTGGCAATTCCTAGTGGATATGCGGGAATTATCAAGAGCAGATCAGGTAAACTAAGTAAAGAGGGGTTGTTCTGTGACGGGGTTATCGATTCAAATTATCGAGGTGAAATATTCATTATCGCCACAAATATAGGAACCAAAACGATAACAATCCGACAATATGAAAAGATAGCTCAGATGTTAATTGTTCCTATTTTGGATATTAAAATAGAGCAGGTCCATCACCTTAAGGACAGCAACAGGGGTGATAAAGGCTTTGGGAGCAGTGGTAGCTTTTAATAGCTTCTAGAGGTATTCCGTGATACTTTCAAGGGTATTGGAGGTATCTATGAGCAAGATTCAGTTGCTTGAATCGCCGGTCCTAGAGTTAGGAACAAAAGAAGAACCACCTGGTGAGCAGGCTAGTTGGCTCACAATGCCGCCTAATTTTGATGCAAGATCAAGGCTGGGATTGTCTAATGCCTATGTCTCTGGTGAATCTGGTTATAGCCCGGCCGGAACCTACTACAATAGGCAATATAGAGAACTTCTACCGTATCAGTATTGGAAGCTTTATCGGACCAGCCCCGATGTTAGGGCTTGTGTAGACTCTATAACCAGACGCGTTAGCACTTGGGACTGGTATTGCAAGCCAAACATAGATCCATCAGACCCGCGTTATTTGGAAATATTAGAAGTCGCCAAGAAAGTGCAGGATTGGCTCATAATCCCAAATGAAGACAACGAGACGTGGCAGGAACTAACCCAGAAATTTGTTTTGGATATATTGCTATATGATTCTGGGGTTATTGAAAAAGTAAAAGATGCAAATGGAGATATAAAAGAACTTGTCGCTTATCTTGGATGTGAGTTTTTTCCAATTGTAGATCCGCATGGAAGCCTGATGGAATACGTTCAGATCACAGAAGACTGGAGTGTTCCAGCGATGAAGCTTAACGGCGAAGTTATCATCAACGAAACTTTTCCAAAAGACGACATTCTTTATTTTAAGTTATTTCCTAACACCCGCTCATCTGTCGGGTTTCCTCTGCTTGAAAGCGTAATCAATGAGTGTATGACTGTATTACTGGGAAGTCAGCATGCAGTTCAAGCCCTGGACGCAGATGAGGTCCCGCCGGGAATTTTAGTTATCGGGGGCATCGCGGGTGCGGCAGCAGACAGAGCTAAAGCTGAATTGAAAGCACTAAGAGGAAAGGATCACAAGATCCGATTGCTAAATTCTGCACAGCCAGATGGCGTGGATGCTAAGTGGGTAGAGTTGCGGCACACACCCAAAGACCTTGAAATGATCGATGTCTTAAAACAGATGCAGCGTGCTATATGGCGTGTTTTCGGCGTTATGCCAGTTGAACTGGGCGAAATGGGAACGATGCCACGCGCTACCGCTAATGCCCAATTAGACGTTTCATCGTCTCACTTAATCGTTCCAATCCTAGAACTTATTCAAGCCAAGTACAATAATTCTGTAATTCCAGAAGTTACAAGATTATTTGGAGAGGAGTATGTAGGGCTAATAAACTTCCATTTTGATCGTGAATCAAGGCTTACTGCAACAGAGCAGTACGATATGGCAAGAAAGCATGAAGTACTCGTAAAGTCGGGGATCATGACCATCAATGAGGCGCGATTTGAAGCAGGATTAATGCCGGTTGACGGGGGTGACACGAATATGATTGAAACTGCTCTTGGCCCCATGTCTCTTCAGAATATGGTTGACGGCATTACCCCTGCGGACGTGTGGGTTAGTGACAAGCAGGGAAAAGAAGAAGCAGAAACCGAAGAAATAGAATTGACTGCGATCAGGGCGGTGGGTGATAAAGATCCTACTAATTTTCCTAAAAAAGGAGACAACAAAAAGGTTTCCTTAAGAAACTCTGAATATGCTGTGTTTGACAGAAAGTTCGCAGAGATGATCAAGAATGATTATCCTGAAATTTGGAGAAAGGGCGGAAACACCCTTGGCAACAAGCAGTATTCTCGTCTAATAAATGTATTAGATAAGGGTGAAGTTGAATCTGAAACAGACGAGTTGGCAGTAAGGCTAAGAGAAGCTTGGTCCGCTCGACACTACAAGGACTTTAGAATTGCAGGTGTTATCGCGCAAATCAAATGGCTAACAGTTGGTTCACGCGGTGAGGCTTACATGAAAGATCTTGTTAGAGAGCAGATAAGCAAATTAAAGGATAAATAAATATTTGTTATCCTGGTCTTAATTAAGGGGACGAAATGTCAACGAAGAAATTTGAGATTACTACAGTTAAGGGAAGCGCTACTGTTCTTGCAGAACGAAGCGAGGACTTTGAAAACCAATACAAGGGCCAATCAAAGATATGGTTCGAATACTCAGCCTTCCCTGTGTGTTTCCAGCCCACCAAAGATTCAGATGGTGATGAGGACATCAGGGAAAACCCATCCGTTCTCGAAAGCCGAGTAATTGAGGGTGTAGCATCTTCTCTTAGCAAGGATTCACATGGGACCGAAATGTCTATGGGTGCTTTGGTAAGTATGGCGGTCCAGATGAAACGGGGAATCCCGTATCTTCCTTCACATGATAGGAGGGAATGGGACGACGTTATGGGTAAAACATTTGACGCCGAAGTTAGTCAAGGACTTCTCCGTGCTTCTGTACAACTTTATGATATCGACATGTCCAACAAATTGATTGACAGAGTTGGCAAGGGTCAAACCATAGGATGGTCAATTGGGGGATGGTTTACAGACCTAACTTTCGTCACAAATGCTGATGATGAAGTAGAGAGAGTAATTGTTGAAGGTGTAGAATTAGACCATCTGGCAACAACCCGAAGACCTAGCAATCCAGACACCTGGATTTCCCAGATTAGATGCGTTGAAGAGAAAGTAGAAGTTAGAGAACAAATTGAGGAAGAGGCTGGTTTTGAGGAAGCAGAAGATTCTGGTGAGACAGAGGATAGAAAGGTAATACCTTATAGAAATCTACCTTTGGCACCAGAAGACACCAAGTGGTCCTGGAACACTACAACTCAAAATGCCATCTTAGGAAAAGATGACGATTGGGGAAGATATAAAAAGGCACACGCTTGGTTTAATCCAGAAAAAAGAGACACTAAGGAAGGATATAAATTGCCGTTTGCAGCCATTGTGGATGGGCAATTAAAAGTTGTTTGGCGCGGCGTTGCTGCGGCCATGGGTGCTTTGCTGGGTGCTAGAGGCGGGGTCAATATACCTGAGGAAGAAAAGCAGGGTGTCTACAACTTGTTAGTGAGATACTACAAGCGGTTCGACAAACCAGCACCTGACTTTAAAGAAATGTCCGAAGAAGAACTTAACGCTCTGGAAGAGAGACATGTAATTAGTGTCACAGAAGATGAAAACACTGTAGTTGTTGCATACGCAAAGATGCACGACAATCCAGAAGCTGATGAGGAATACGAATCAGGATACGGAAAAGACAAGAAGAAAAAGAAATATAAAGAGGATGATACACAAATGGTTGATAAAACAGAAGAACGTGATACACTCACTGTTGATAGTGCTGACGCCAATCAAGGCGCTGAGAATTTAGAAGAACAAACCCAAGAGGATTCCATCATGGATGAAAAATTTGCTAGCGAAATTCGCAGCGGTCTTGAGGGCATCACTACCTTGATTGGTCAGTTGGCAGAGCGTGTCACTGCAGTTGAGGAGAGAGCCGAAGAAACCCCTGTGGTAGTTGAAGAAGTTGTTGACAACAACGAAGAGTTAGATGCTGTGCGTTCTGAGTTGGAGAAATTCCAAGCCATGAATGCTGAACTGAAGACTACTTTGGACCGTATGTCTAAACTTCCACTTAGAAGAAGCTTAGTTCAAGCGAACCGAGTAAAAAACACATCACAATTCGAGAGAAATGTTGATTCTTCATTTCCTGCCCACAGCGCTACCGCTTCTTCTTTGAAGCAAAACGTGGCTGTTCTTAACGAAAAAACTTCCAACAGAAGTGAGTTACAAGACGCATTAAGAGCAGTTCTTAATGCTGCTGAAGCTGACGGATTTATTGGATAATAGGGGATTACCATGAGTATTCATACACCAAAATGGGGAAATCTTTCCCCTGAAAGAAGACAAGCGTTTGAGCGTACTATCACCAGTGCTGCTGGTGGCGGTTCAAACTTAATCCAAGATTATATCAGCAGAGTAATCGAGCAATTAACTCTTAGAGAGTTTGGCTTGACTTCTGTGTTGGACAGAAAGCGTGGATCTGGTTCACAAGTTCTGATCAATGACAGAACTCCAGGTGCTGCTGGCGCTACTTGGCTTGCCGACAACGCTGCACCAACAGAGTACACAGGAACTTACTCAAGAAGCAGTCTTCCATTCCAAACTTTGGCAACTAGAGGTACTGTTAGCCGTAAGCTTATGGCTATGGGTGCATCTTACTCTGATATTCTCGCTGACGAGATGGCTGCTAAAGCAGAAGATTTTGTCTATGAGTTAGAGACTGGTGCTGCTATTGGTATCAGCACTGCTGGTATCGGTACTGCCAATGAGTTTGAGTGCAACGGCTTTCTTACTCAAGTTAATGCCGCTGGTACAGATCAGCTAGTTGACGTGTCCACGTCTGGTCCTGTTGCTGCTGGAGCCTTGACTCTTGCCGCAATGGACGAAATGATTGATAAGGTCAAAGGTTCCATGGTTAAGAGCGATTTGGTTATCGTTGTTTCCCAAGCAATGGGGAGAGCATTGAATGCACTTCTCGACCAGAACCAAAGATTTGTCAACATGGTTGAAATCGCTGCTGGATTTAGAGTTAAAAGTTACGATGGAATTCCAATTGTGACTTCAACTGCTATGCCAGACAACGGCGCACTTCCTGCTGCTGGCGCAATTCCTGTTGCAACAGACACTAACCGTCTTGATGCTTGGAATACCGCTGGTACTAACTCAGGCTCAATCTTGTGCTTAAACAGAAGATATGCCTGGATTGAAGAGTTGACACCAATGACAGTTCTGCCATTGGCTAAGACTACTTCTGCCAGTGATTCTTTCGATATGTACATGGATCTTGCTTACGTTCTCAGCAACAGCAAAGGCGGAGCAGCCATCATCGGGGTATCTTCCGCATAATCAATAGCGGATATATCTTGAAAAGAGGGTGTACTCATTGTTATAATGACAATGGATACACCCTCTTTCACCATGTAAAGGAAAATAAATGACACAACAAGCGCAACAAGCCCCATCTAGAGAAACATATAACTACGTTCTGTATCTGGATGGAAAAACCCCATATGGGGACTGGGCGTTCGCAAGCTATGCGGAATCAGTCAAATCCAAGCCGATCCAGTACAGAGATAACGTTTATCCTGTAATCTTCTTAAAAACACGCGCAGCAATGATGACTGCCTGGAGAAGGGGGTGGACTGATCTAACAGAGCAGTGGTTCACATGGCTAGATGAAGTGACACCAAAGCCCACCACCGATTCTCAACAACAAATAATAGAACACATGAAAAATGGGTCCAATGAAATTTCAGCAGGAAATACTGAATATCAGTGGTATACAAAGTCTAGTGTTCTTCAGGCTACTGGAGTGGCAGAAACCATATGGAGAACAGCCATCAAAACGCTTCTTGAAAGGGACTTGGTAGAGAAAACTGGATTCGGGAAAGCTACCAAGTATAGGTTAAAATAATGGCATTCACTACCATCGCTAACGTTAAAGCTATTTTGAATATTCCCGATACTGTTAGTCAGTGGAATACTCTTCTTGATACTATCGTTGCGATGGTAGATTCCGAAATTGAGGGATTGATCGGGCACAAGATTGATTCCACAGCATACGTTGAGAAATACGACATTGATTCAGATACCCAAAATGAAGTGGTCCTGAATCAATTCCCCGTTATATCGGTCACATACTTAAAAGATACAGATGATACTGTTTCAACATCAAATTATTACACCGACTTAGAGGCAGGTGTGATTAGGCTTGAAAATTACGGAACGTTTTTCACAGCAGGCAGACAAACAGTAGAGGTGTCCTACACCGCCGGATACGCCGTTGTTCCAGCGGACTTGTCTTACGCGGCCTCTATACTTTGTGTCCAGCACTTTAATATCAGCAGGCACGCTGGAATCAGCAAAGGTGTTATTGGGAATTATCAATTCCAATTAAAGGGCGACTTGCCGCCAGAAGTTTCAAGAATACTTGCCCGATATAGACGGGTTTTTGGAAGGGAGTAAAAATGTCGTTTAGAATTAGAAAGAAGGCAACTGGTTGCGATCAAAAGAGGGACCACAGGTTCGCTACCTACTACGAATCAATTGTGGTCAAATTTGATGGTGTATATCTAAATTCAGTGGTGGAAACGGTTCACGCTAGAAACACTATGTGCAGAATTTATGGTTACCATGAAGTTCAAGATTTAGAAGAACCAGAGGTTAAAGATGAGGGTTTACAGCCTGGGGACTTTAGCGTGTCGAGCCTTGAAGACAAGCTTGACGAAGGAGACTTCGACAGTGTTTTGCCCGAATTGCTCGAAGCCGAGAAGGGTGGTAAGAATAGGAAGACAGCAATTGAAGCAATTGAAGATAGAATTGAACTTACTGGAGAATAGAAATGCCTATAAAATTTATCGACAACACGAAAAAGGACAAGGAACAGCCCAAGAAGGCTGCGCCTGCACCATCTAAGCCTGCACCAGCACCAGAAGCCAAAAAGCCCAAAAAGGACGGTCCAAAGCCGTCATAAGGTAGGTCATGCCATACGTTACACCAGCGGCGATGAATTTTGCTACCTTCAGCAGAAGGAGCAACATTCTTTTGCTCGAAACAACAGCGACAGCGGCGCCTGGGGTAACGTATCAACCAGGAATCAAGTCTATCATCCAAGTGGTGATTAAAGGCGGGACAACTGGATCCGGGAGTGTGGTTATTACGGGGACGGTTGGTGGTACAGCAGGTACCAGCGAGACGCTCACATTTACAGCCAATGGCGTTAAAGCAACAATTAACTACTTTACTGCTGTCTCATCAGTTACAACCACTGGATTTACTGATGAAGCCACCGTTCCCACTATTAAGATTCAGTCTGTGGGCAGCGATGGTAGTCCAGTATTTTTTGACACCACTATAATATCTGGTTTTCCCTGTTTTATTGAGATGGCTGGGCTTCTGGTTGGTGCCGGAGCAGGTGCTTGGCCTGCGCTTAGGGCTGGTTCACACGAGATGGGAACTTCAACCTTATATATAGACTACCAAGAGGATTACGTCCCCATAGTAGGCGACAAATGCACAGATGATTTGACTGGAGATGTTTGGCTGATCCAGGACTCATCTATCAAAATGGGTTTAGCCCTGCCTCAGTTTTATGAATGCAGAATGACACGATATGAAACGTGATGAGGTTTAGTTATGTTTTCCCCAATTATAGTTGATTGGTCAGATATGGATAGGCTTAGAAAGCTTCTAAAGAAGGCTAAGTCTGAAGTGTCACCAGAAATATCTGCTGCTGGACTACGTGGCGGCGCAGAACTGGTAAAGAAGAAGGTTCAGTCCGCGTTAAACAAACCCGGAAAATTATCCATCAAAGATTTAAGGGAGATGGAACACCCCTATTCTAAGAAACGCTACAAGAACTCAAGCATACAGGGTCGCGTTAGTGGCGACCCTTGGTATGGAGTGTACAAGCGGAAAGGAAATCTATTCGATAACGTAATTATTGAATACGACAATAGCTCCAACTCTAGAACAGCGACTATACTTATGGACCCAGAAAAAGGGGGAAGTGGAGATGGGAAGTACCCCACCAACAAAAAAGGCATATCAGTAGTTTTGGCTGGGACTAGCAGAATGAAAGGAAGAAACGTTTTTGCTCTAGCTATTAGGGAAAAGGGGACCATCGATCACGTTAGAAGTGTTATGGCAGTAGAAGGACTGAAAGCGTGGAATAAGTGGATAAGAAAAAATGTATCAATACATAAGGGTAAATAGTGGCCACTAACAACACAACAACTTCAAAACTACTAGTCAGGCTCAAACTGCTCAACACAATAGAATTAACAGATCTGGTAGACGAAAGGATCTATGGAGAATTTCCAGTAGACCCTAATGCCAGAACAATGAAATATCCTCTCGTTGTGTTTGATTTCTTTTCTGGAAAAAGAAACATCTCCAGCACATATCAGCAGGCAAATTTTCATATTTATTGTTTTTCTAGAAACAGCAGCGACGAGGCCGCGCGTCTTTACGATCTTTGTTCAAATGCGCTTCACCAGCAATCGCTAGTCCATACAGGAATTTCGGTTGGTGCTTACGCCCAAGAAACAGCCAGAACAAATGAAGAGTGGGACGTAAACGCTAGGGCGCATGTTGCCTGGGGCAGATTTGCGCTAAGAACAGGAGGAGAGTCATCATGATGACCAAGGGAATGAAGACCGCCAACGACAAAAAATCCATGGTAGAAGACAAAGCAACGAATATAAAGTGTTCTAAGTGTGGAGATGTGGTTGGCACTGTGGCTGCGGGATTTACAGTTGAAATCCGAAACACTGAAGATTGCCAACCAGTAAGAACTCTATGCAAATGCGGAAATCGTATGACTTTCTATATTAAGAGGGGATAAGCGTGTCTATAGAAGATCGTGTTCAGTATCTAGAGGAAAGAATTGCTTACTTGCAACGCAGTGTATCTGAGACAGATGCTGTTCTATCTGATTTTGATAAAGCACTAACAAATATATCTTCAGCAGTAGAGTCACTATCCGAATCAGGGGGGACCAATGCAGAAAGGATGGGGACTTCAGACAGGGTGTGGAATTGCGAGAAGTGTGGTGCCCGATTGGGAGTCTACGATCCAGATAGTGAGCAATTGCGTATTAAGTATAAAGATTTCTCGCTTTATTCTATACCTGGAAAAGGCGGAAGTTTAACTGTTCCTTGTAGGAGATGCGCGCATCTAAATACTTTAGAGGATGACAGATAAGGTTTTGTGGATTAATAATATGATGTATGATATTTATTATCTTGGACGCCTGAGTGAAAGGTGCTGATAAAAAGCTCTTATAAGAGGAAATTAGAAGATGGCTTATAATGTACCTGACGTATCGACTACCGATATTTCATTCGGTCCAGGTGTTGTTTACATGGACCCACACTCTGGATTAACTGGAGATCCAACAACACAAGTTGGTTCAATCACTGAAGATGGTGTTACTTTTGAATTTGGAAGAGAATCAAAGGTGATAACCCAAGGAAACCCTAGGGTTCCACTTCTTGTGTTCGATCAAGCAAATGATGTCACCGTGACATTTACGAGTATTGAATGGGACTTAACAACATTGTCCTACTTGCTCGGGACTGGCGTTGTTGCTGCAGGCTCCCCAGGATCAACACCAAACACCTTCAAGTGGGGCGGCGATCCATCCCTGACTGTGTTTGGCATTAAGATTCAGCACAAGTCCGCGCAATTGGATGCGAACACTACCTTCACTGCAACACCATACATCAATATTAGAGTTTGGAAAGCAGTACCACAAGAGAACCTATCAGTTGCTCTAGCTCAAGATGAGCATCAATTCCCAGCAAGCTTCAAAGCCTTAAGTGGTGGTGAAACTGAGTGGGATGGAACTGCTCTTGACTCTGGATCAAACATGATCAAGATCTCTTACAAGTCTACTTCTGCTCTGTAGAGGTAATTCCACATAGACGCTCGGAAAGATGCCCAGGAGGTACAAAATGAGCGATGAGAATGAAGAAGTTGAATCCGACAACTATTTTGGAAATATGGCATCCATGCTTGAGGCATTGGTGCCACCAAAAGAAGTTATTATAACGGACGTAAATGGAAAAGAGCATAAATTGCCTGGAGCGATTGCTGCTCGTCGCCAAATAAAAGTGTTTAGAGAATTTCAGGAAATCATTAAAAATCCTGACGTATCAGAAAAATTTAATGAAGACGAAGAGTTTAGTACTGTCAGTATCATAAACACTTTGATGAAGGTTGCTTTCCATGATGCTGTTTTAACTTCACTAGGAACAGCATTTAAAGAAGCATTTCCAGACGCATGCAACGGAGATCCTTTAGATGAATTTGCGCTAGAGGAGGTTGTAGCAGCACTTGTCCCTTTGTTACTGAGGTTCGTAAAACGGGCCGGAAAAACGCTAGCAGGGATCGGGCAGCTAACCTCGGCTCTGTAGAGGACTACGATCCCGTTGAGTCCATGGAAGGTGCCATGGGTGCGCTTTTCGCATCGGGATGGACACTTGATCAAGTGCTGGATCTGACCTGGACGCAACTTGCGTTTGTGGTTGGAAGCGTGCAACTGCACAAAAGGGAATTGGTCACCGTGTTTCAAGACACTCTGGTGGCTTGTCTGGGTGGTAAGCCCCCCGACCGAACGAAGAAGAAGAAAAATAAGAAAAAGCCTACTGAATCCCAATCAATAGATAGAAAACTACAGGCTTTGGCATCCCTTGGAATCAAGATTGAGGAAGAGACTTAACGCCAATAGGGACACTGACGCTATAACGAGATAGAATAGGGAAAGCGCAACTCTCTTTTCTATCGGATAGTAGTCCATGGCTAGTTTAAAACAACAAGAATTCAAGATTAAGTTAGAACTTAATACAATAGCTTTCAATCAGCAGCTTTCTGCAGCAGAGCGTAGGGTTGAAATAGGAAAGAAGAAAGCAGAGCTTATTAAGAATAAGCAAGCCCAGGCACTTGAATTAGAAACCAAAAGAAAAGAGGAAGCAGCAGCCAGGGCTACAAAAGCAAGACAAAGAGAGCAAGACAAGCAAACAGCACTGGTAAAAAAGGGCGAGAAAGAAAGGCAAGACGAGGTTGATAAGGCTTTAAGGGAAGAGGAAAGAAAGAGGAAAGCTGCTTATCGGTCAATGATCAATCAGTACAAAAGATTTAATCAGAAGTTAAATCGCATAGCCTCAATGGGTGTTGGCGCCATCAAAACAGGGGCGATTGGGGTTGGGTTTGCGGGTGCTGCCGGTCTAACAAACGTAATAAAGACTGGGGCTACTTTTGAAAAGAAGATGTCGGAGATTGGCGCAGTTACGCAGGCCACTGATGCTGACATGGAGGCAATGGAGAAGACCGCAAGGAAGTTAGGTGCTACCACGGCTTTCACGGCAACAGAAGCAGCAGAAGGCATGATAGAGCTTGCTAGAGCGGGCCTATCCACAGATGAGATTATAAAAACGATACCCAACACGTTAAACCTTGCTGGTGCAACAAATTATAGCTTGGCTAGATCGACAAGAGTGGTTGTAGCCAGCATGAAGCAGTTCGGGATTCAGGCCGCTGACTCTGGAAGAGTAGTGGATGTTCTCGCTGAAGCTACAAGAAAGTCGCTTCTTGATATGCCCTCACTTGCAGAAGCGATGAAATACGCTGGTACGGTTGGTGCTGGTTTTAAGATGTCGCTGGAGCAAACTGTTGCAGGGGTTGCCGCTTTCAGGAACATGGGTCTTGAAGGCTCGTTGGCAGGTACAAACTTTAGAATGGCTATGGCGTCCGCTGCAAAGCAGACAAAAGCAAAGACGAAGGCACTAAAAAAGCTGGATATTGCATTTAGCGAAATAAATCCAGAGCAGAACAATTTCCTCCAAATCTTAAGGAAGATTGGGCAAGCAAATGCGGGCGTAACTGAAGGTCAAGTCATATTCGGGCAAAGAGCAGGTGCAAACGTTATCACGCTCGCAAGAAACGTTAAGATTTTAGATGACTTAAACGCTGAAATTAAAACGCTACAAGACACAACCGCTGAAAGTTCATTAACAGACGAGCAGAAAAAAGAGAGGATAAAAGAGTTAAACAAGGAATTGAAAGACGCTAAAGCGGGAATGACGGACCTCGAAGAAATAGAGAAAATGCTGACAGAGGCTTCCGAAGACGGTGGCGCAGCGCTTCAAATGTATACCGACTCATTAGATAATGTGGCCGGACAAGGGAGGATAGCATTCTCCGCATTCCAGGAACTAAACAAAACAATTTTTGATATGTTTAAAGTTCCTCTTAAGGAATTTTTACGCGACCTCGCAACTGAACTTTTTGCTTTAAAAGTAGAAGTAGACAATGTAGCGGGCGGGGTAGAGGAATTAGCGGAAGAGGCATTTCAGAGTCTTCTGTCCATGCTTAGTGAAAATACAGTCGCGATAGCTGAGGGGCTAGTTGGCGCATTTAAAACGTTCTTAAAGATTTCTGATGATCTAATAGATTCGTTCTCTGAAAATAGTGAAAAAATTATAGAATTAATAACAAAGATTTCAGAGTTTATAGTTTGGCTGGGAAGGACCGTGTTTGCTATGGCGGAAGTTGTAGTGGAAAGCGAGTACCTTATCAAACTATTTGCCCTAATGTTTGGCGTAACAAAGTTGGTGACTTTTGCCACTTGGATTGGCAACATCACGACCGCATTCAAAGCGGCTTCTGTTGCCGCAACCACTTTCCATGTAAAGATGGGGGCAATAGGGCTTGCAATCCTGGCGGCCGCAACGGCATACAAAGCTTATGCTGAAAGGGCAGAGGTAGCCGCTGATAGGGAGTTACATTTATGGAGAATGAGAAACGAGGAGGATTACCGTAAGAAGTTCTTCAAGGATCACCAAGGGGAGTTAGCGCAAGCACTTTTCTCTGATCCAGATGCTACTGGACGTGGCGAAGACGACACGGCTTTCTCTGGCATTGTGGACAGGGGGGGAGACGGCGGTCTGATGGTGAGGGTTGGTGCCACTGCTGTTGATCCGCGATGGGCTGCCAAGGAACTTCTAAAAGAATTGGGTGAGTCGAAGGCGTTACAAACACCGCATGGAAAAGTCGACATACAGGGAATTATAAGCGAACAAATCTCGTCGACAATCATGACTGCCATGACTGACTTTGATTCAATCATGACGGCCGCGCGCGGCGGGGCAGGATTAAGGAACTTAGGCAACGAACTACAAAAAGAAGTATTGAGGGAAGCCTACACCAAAGCAAAGGCAGATCTTGAATTCATGTATGGTGCTGCTGATCGGGGGCCAGGAAGTGAATTCAATAAAGCGCTAAGTGAATTAAACAGAGCGTTTGGTCTCTTCACAACAAGTGATGATTTCGATCTCAAAATATCAGAGGGATTCCAGAAGTCTATTGTTACGCTGCTTGAAGAGCAAAGAAAAGGGGGCGGCGTTTTTCAGAACATGAGTGGCGCTGGAAAGTCTTGGATGAAACTAGTCCAGATTGCCGCCGGACAGCAACGGGAAAGCCTAAAATCAACACGGGAGGCAGAAGCGGCCGCTGCAGAAGCAGAGGAGGCACTGAGGGAAGCAGAAGATGCAGCAAATGACACTGGGGGAGGTGGTGGCGGGGGAATCGGTGGACCAGGAGTTAAAGAAGATAAAGACAGGGAAAGGGCGGTTAAGAAGGTTGTTGCTCTATGGGAAAGAGTAAACAAGCTACAGGAAACAAGAATAAATCGGAGGGGCGCAGAAGAAGCCAAGGCTGAATTGGCTTTAGCGGAACAGAAGCTTGAGCAGATGAGCATATTTTCAGAAGAATATGCAAATCAAATCGAATTGATAAAAGAATTAACAAGGGAAATAGAGTTATCTCAAAGTGGTGTTGACGATAAAATAGAGAAATTTAAAAGAGAAGCAGAAGAGATATCAAAATTTCTAGAAGGCGTGAAGGGGTGGGGTGAACCTGCGGCAGAAGTACTTGCAAGCATCCAGCCAGATGAATTAAAAATGGAAGATGCGGCAAGCCTGGCAGAAGCGGCCGGCCTTGATCCGTCAGACAATCTTCTAATTGAGATGCTTCAAAAATACATTGATCTTGTAAACAAGTATCCACAGATAATGGAGGAAGCAAAAGCTGCTGCGGACGCAAAAGCTGAAAAGAAGGCAGGAAAGATAGAGGATAAAAGAACAGGCGCAGTAGAGAAAAGTTTAGAGAGAAGAATAGACAAGGCCAATGATCTGCTTCTTTCAGAAGTAGAAAAAATAAAACTAGAAATTGGCGCATGGGAGATAAGCGACGACTTCAAAGCCGCGACTGATGAGCAGCGGCAATTAATGAAAGACTATTACGATGAGTTGCTTAAAGAGGCAAAAGAGGCAGACGAAAGGAAGGAGGAAGAGGAAGAGGAGGCTGATAAAGAAAATGTAGCCATGTTCGACATGTTCGCCCACGCGAAGAAATCTCTGAAGGTGATATTTGTCGACTGGTTTAAGGAGAAAGTCCAGAAGCTTTGGGAGAACCTGCCAGAAGAAGTACAGAAAAAGCTGAACATCGCGTTCAAAAAGCTTGGAACAGCAATGGCAGCGTTTAGGTTCTTCGTCAAAGATTTACCGTCTGCCGTTATGGGCATGTTTGGAATTAGCGGTGGGTGGAAGGGTCTTATACAGGCTTCCATGCAGGGCGGTGGTGCCGATACCGTTATCGCGGCGTCAAACGAACTAATTGAAGGGATAAACAGGCTTCCAGATGACTTTGCGGCCATCGTTCAAACAATGGTCAACCAACTGGGGACCCTTATCAATGGATTCCTGTCGACCCTGCCAAGAATTATAGAGTCATTAAGCGAAAGAATCCCTCAACTTATATTCACCATAATGGAGGCAATCCCATCGTTTATAGACGCAATATCCGCGTTTATTCCTGGACTGGTTGCTTCAATACCAGAGTTGGTCGCGGGCGTACTAAACAGGCTTCCAGACATCATCACTTCACTGCTGGATGCGGTGGTTGTTTCAATACAATCTATAACCTCTATCTTACCAGAATTGGTAGAAGGCATAATCGCTGCCCTTCCAGAAATAATTTCTGCATTATTGACTGCTATCCCAGATATTGTCGGCGCCATCATAGAGGTTATCCCTCAACTTATTGCAGCCATAATAAGGGCGATACCAGAAATTCTAAGAATGCTGGTAATGCTGGTTCCAGAAATAATACTCATGATTGTAAGGCTTATACCTGAAATCATAATGGGATTTATTAATGGAATCCCAGCGATGGTGGATGCCTTTGTTGATGGAATCAAGAACAAATTGTTCAACAAAGATTTCTGGAGGGGGATAGGCGAAAACCTAAAGCTTATGTGGCAGGGATTTATTGAGGACTTCAAAGCATCTTTCCGGCCTAGAGGAAAAGGCTCGGATGGTGAGGTTCTTCACTCTGGTACACCAATGATACCAAGAACTGGTTATGCTCTATTAGAGAAGGGTGAAGCTGTTGTTCCTGCATCAGAAAACCCATGGAATCCAGCCAATAAGGGCAAGTCCAAGGGTGTTGGAGGATCTTCAGATATTTCCCTGACAGTTAACGCAGATGGTCAGTTATTAGATAGTATACTTGTTAAGGCTGGAAGGCAGGGTCGCGCACCAGAACTATTTAAAACAATGAGAAAGGGGAGCGGGGTTACTCTTGGATTTGATAGAGGAAACTTTGCACCGAAAAGTAGATAAGAGGTAATAAATGGGTTTTCCAACCGCTAATTCTCAGAATCCCAAGCAGTTTGTAATCATGCAGGACCCCACTCTTGCTGAATCCAAGATGCATTCATCTACTGAAAACGGTGCTTATGTTAAGACTGCTGTTCCAGATAGCTCCAATGAGGGGGATATGGTTCCCTTTGTTCAGCAGCGATCAAATGTATCCACAACCCTATCGAAAAAAGATTTGTATGAGTATAGAAGTGGTGGTCTAATCAACAACGCTGAGTGGGGATGGAAATTAGACACCGATCTCGATGATCAGTATCGGGGGATGGATGACGTGATGTTCATCCAAAACGCACAGGCCCCATTTACAACTGCAGCAGATTATTATGGATACGGTCAATGCGTTGCCGTTAGCCAGCAGTTCAATAGAGTATTGATTTATAAGATTCAATCCGGGGACACCGATACAACACTATCCCTTAGATATAGAGATTTAGACGGAGATCCTTACGTTTGGACTAGCGCGTCAGTTGCGCTTTCAAAGCCAAAGCTAACATCAGAGACAGCAATTACAGCATGTGTTGAGTTGCCGGACGGGTCGATGCGTCTCTTCGTAAAAACAGCACCCACAAGCACTTCACATGATTTTGATTTATATAGCTCAAGTGACGGGGGTTTAACTTGGTCGTTAATGCAGACGGATCTGTTTAAAACATGGGGCGGCTCTGATGCGGTAGCGTTTGGATCTCTATATGGTTTTGTTTGGGGCAACGCTGATATTTCTGGTGACTGGATAAGACTGTCTTGTGTTTACTACAATAACACAAGTGGAGCAAAGACAGTCAGGACACTTGTAAGTGGTGATAGGGGGGCAACATTTAAAGAAACAACTGCTATTGCAAGCGTGATAGAGGGTTCTAGAACAACGGGTAGCGGCCCGAATCGTTGGGTGTTTGATATAGTGGGTGCAGGAAGTGCTGACGGAGCCTTCTATATGGTCGTAACCGTAACGGACAGTGGCAGCACAAAGTATTATCGGTACACGGCTACTGTAGACGGTGATTGGGTGATCCTAGACTCTAATGGGTGGTTCGTGAACCAATACCCTGCTGTAGGCGCAGCAGTCGTTGGCTATATTGACAAAATATTAAGGGCCGCATTGTTTTGTGATGGAAGCTATATATACGAAGTCATTATCTCCCAAGAAGGAACCGAGTCAGGCGGCGCGTTCACAAGCTCAAACACGATATGGAACATCGTTAAGATCCCTGTATCCCAATTAGAGGTTTATACATATTTGCAGAACATATCCGCCAGATTTGGCGACTTGGTGAGCGGTGAAGGCGGTGCCCTCATTTATAGAAGTGGTTCAAGATACGAGCCAGCATTTTTACGGATAAAGCAAGCGGGTGATAGAGCAGTAGTGTGTATGGGGCTAACAGATCCAGGTGCGGCGACTGTAGGGGATGCAGTATCATTTTCTTGCGTTTCGTATATAAGGGGATGGTCTAGAAAGACGATAAGAACCACAGCACCAGACAATTTAGAGCCTACCGTTAATTTAGAACAAGGAACCTATAGCCAAAACTATCTATTCAATACTGTATGGCAGAGTTGCTTAGGCGCACCAGACTTGGCAACGCATGGTCCAGTCGGGACCAGTCCTTGGCAGATCAGCACATCTGGGGGTGTCACCGAAACGTGGTCGCCAACCGCGTTGGTGTTGACAAACACAGTGCCGGCCGCATCATCCGCTATTGAGTACACGCAATCGGGAACATCGGTATTTGATGGAATGAATAACGGGTTTATTGTATTTAGAGTGAACGTTAACACTAACCATTCCTCAAACGAACTGTGGTCCGCTACAACTGGTGGTGCACCGCTCATTGGTGCCAAAATAACCGCAACAAGACTGAACGGTAGTACCTATGAAAAAGTTACCGTCTATATAGCGTTTGGTAGTCAGGGTGTTGTAGAGTTGCGGCAAACAGGCGCAACCTTACTAAGGCTAGGCGGTATTTCTTTCAGTCCTGGCTCTGGAAGCGCGGCAGATGGTGCTGGATACGCTGATATTAGGGTGATGTTTCGCGTTGATAGCGGTACCCCGTATGTCAAATTGTCGGCATCTACATCGTCAGGTTCAGGAAATACTTTCATCACTACAGATAGCGCGGCCTTGGGTGGGGTAATAACGAATCCAACACCACTAGATTCTGAGATAGAGTTTGGGCATTTAGGCACAAAAGCAGGGACGGACAATAGGAAGTCATACTGGAAAGCCATTTATGCGGTAAATTCTGATTACGATCAGTTCAATTTTGTTAACCCAACAAACCAGAGGGGGGTGACCTACACTCCCCATGAATCATACTTGTCTGAAGGAATCTATTTGAAGTGGGGTGGTAGTGCTGGAGTAATAGGCGACAAGTGGCATTTAGATCCTGGATATGATTATCCCAAAGAAGCGATAAAAGTTGTTAGTCCAAACGTTAGGTGGAGAAGCGAAAACGATACCGACAATCAGTACATACAATTCGAGGCTGACGCGTCTTCA